GTAGAACCCGTCATAGAATGTGGACTTGGGGTTGTTATAGGTCCAGCTAGGGCCGTCGAACTCCGACCAAGGATCTTTGACATTGAAGGCGTAAGTGGCGTCCGCTTTCAGTTTCACACCATCGAGAGCGATAACATGCCCAGATCCGGTGAAATAACCGTGAGTGATAAGAAACTCACCAGCTTTTAGATAACCAACAATGTCGTTGAGCGAAGCGGTGTTGTTGTAGATATACCGGTCACCGATATAGCCACGAATTACTTTGCCCATGTTAGTAGTATCCCCCGCCGCACCAGGCAGACGATTCAACTTTCGACGAATCCCTAGCACGTCTTTATCACCTACCGCCATTGCAATGCAGGCGGATTGGCAGGTAGAAGCATCAGGCTGGGAGAGGTTGAGTGCGTGGACTGTTGTTTTCCACTCTTGGCTGATGATCATGACAATACTTGGGGGTGAAGAGAGAAAGAGGGAGAGAAAAATGGATGTGTGATTAAGTGACCTCGTCCTCCTCACGAGGTTTACGCAGAGCGGGGTTGTAAGTATTATACCCATTCACGAAACCGGCCTTCTCAGCCATGCTTTTCATAAAAGGAACTCCCATAATAGAGCCACTGACAATCCAACAACTAGGCCACCCACCAGGCAGGGTTGGGGAATGTTCGCAACGGATTAGGAAAGCTATGCCGAACATAGCTGTGGCTACGACACTAGTAGTCAGTGCCTTCGGCCAACGGATCTGTACTGATGGGAAATTCATAATAAGTCACGAAGGGATCGGTAAAGGCACGCTGTCTCCATCAACGCTCCAATCATTTGTTTCTGTGCTTGAGGTAGCACTTGGGCACGGGCAGGGCTTACCTTTACCTGCATCATAACGGTGCATGGTTTCCATATACGCTGCTATGTAGGCAGGGGACGGACGATCTGCAACATCCCCCCGAGGGCGACTCCTAGGAAATGCTGTTGGTGTGACTGTACTCAGTTGGGTGTAACCTTGTTGCCGCAAGTAATCACGAGCATTGTTCAAGCCAGTCATCGGATACCCTGCCATATCCTCAGCCGCAGCCTTTATCATCCGAGCAGATGGGGAAGAAGTGCGATTTCCCATAACGCTAGTATCATAGCTGTATTGTTGAATGAACTCTGCGTGGCTAGGACCTGCAATTTGCACATCCCTCAACGCACCGGGCAGCCTAGTATGCAGAACTTGAGCATGGACAATATTGACATGTTCTATTAAATTACGCTGCTCTGGACGTGTCCGTGTACCTGCAGGTACGGCCGCATAATCAGCTAGAGCACGGAAATGCAGATTGAATTGACTGCGGGTATCTCTGTACAATTTAGCTGCATCGGATGTAAAATCATGCCCATCTGGTTTATTGATCAAATCACGTAGCTGCGCACGCATTTGATTCTGAAATTGCGTAGGTGCTCCAGCAAAATCACGTCTTATTATTTGATCTACATATTGTGTACGTGCTTCTCCACGCTTGCGCCCGCTATCTCGACCTGTAGCTTGAATACTGAAACCTTGATTTAGCGCATCACGCTTTAATGCTTGAGATTGATTAGCTAAGCTGCCAGCCATGTGGCTTTGTAAAAAAGCTATGTCACTGTCTAAACTTGCTGTGCGTTGACCTACAAGGCCGTGCTGCCTTGATAGGAATTGATAAGTAGCATCATCAGCAAATATACTACGGCCCGCCACTGTTGTGTTTAGGACTGCTTCTCTGCTATTACGCCGCCAATCTTCAAAAGATTGTCCTTGGGCACTAGCTTCTGTCGCCGTTCTATTAAGTGCGGCTAATACATTATTCCTACCATTATGGCCAATACCTCCATTACGCACGGTCTCGGGGACATCTGCTAGCTGCTGTGTTAGAGCATCCGGTCCTCTATTCGCCATATTGTTTAGGCGATTAGCTATTTGCAATCCTGCGCCTTGGGCTTGTTGTCGTTGTTCTGCACGGATTCCCCCTATACCAGGAACACGGTCCATTACACTAGAGACACCTACCCGAATGGAGTCATCTAGATCGCGGCCTGGGCCACTAGCGTAGGCGGGCCAGCCTTTCTTCATCACATTGTGGAGTGCAAATCCTCCGGTGACCAAGGCGAGTCCAATTGTGAGATTCCTAGTGTTTTTGTCTAGACTTTCCCTTACCCTTTTCTTCTTTTCTACATCACCTGGAATAGACTTGACGATTCCCCGTTTGATAGCGCGGGTTCCACCTTCAACCTCAGCTACATTTCCGGTGACAATACCTTTGGCTACACGCTTTGTACCGCGCTGTATGTTTGCAGCACCACTTAAAGGATCAAAGTTAGATGCTCGTTGATGAGTATCATGTCCTTCACCTTTAATTCTGCAATCCCATTCTGCTGGGATGCACCTGCGACCGCATCGTTTATTAGGAGGTTTACATTTAATTGTATTGGAGGTTTTCCGTTTAGCATCCACCCTCAGTTGAACAGCTAGGAGAGTAGCAGCACGAATGTTGGTCATTTAACGTCCTCGGGGGCGGGCTTGAGCGTGAAGGTCGTCTGCTCGGGTAGAAAAGCCGCTAAGCCTTTCCTCGCAGCCCGGAGCGAAGCATAGCCAGTAACCTGCGGGCCAGAGAGGATCGCCCCATCGAGTTTAATGGTGGAGTTGAGCAGGGCATAGCGCCGGGATCGGCTGGGACCGAGCAACACCAGGCCGCCAAGATCCGGGCCTGCTGTGTCGTTCCGGGTAGTGGTCCCCACCGGATAGCCCAGGCTGGCGCCGTCTTGATGCTTGAGCACGTCGATGGTCAGGCCCAGGGCCTCGTAGCTGTCGGTCTTGGGCGCGGGCTTCGCCGGTTGAGACTCTTGAGACGCAGGTTGAGACTGGCCAGGGACCTCGCCGCCCTCGGGGGGGATCGGCTGGCCGTCTGGTCCTAGCCCCTGCGCCTGGAATGCTTGCGCCTGGAGCTGATTCATATTGTTCTCAAACATACTATCTGCCTCCATTTGTAACTGGGCGGATACATTCTCGTCCAATACAGTCTCAATGCTAAATTCCGTAGAACCGTAGCGGTTATTCCTAATTTCAACAGGACTTAGGACTTTCAATGCTGCATAAATATTGTCTATTTCAGCTCTGGACTTCTGTACAGCAAGCTTTTCCGTATCGGTTTCCGTGAACACCGAGGGGAACGAAATTTCCCACGATTCTGGTGGGGTGCCCCGCATGGGACTGTCCTTGGCCCGCATGAAAAGCTCAAAAATATCGGAAATAGGGTCTTGGCAATAGACAGTCTGCCAGTCCTCTACTAGAGAGGCCCATACTCGCTCTTCAAACCGCCCTTCTTTCCCGAGGCCGCCAGGACTGGTGCCCATTAGAATTGACGCAGGCCAACCAGTAGTAGCCTGCATGTACTCAGCAAAAGGTGCGGTGGCTTGCGCCATGTTACTGAGGGATCTTTCAGCAAAGCCTATCTCTTCATTCGCGTCTATTAAGAATCCTCCATAGGAAGATCTAGACATGTTGTTTATTTCCATGCGTTTCATTACCTGATTAGCGTTACCGGCTCTCACCATCTCCATTAACCCTGGCACTTTATGCCAGAACAACGAAGAGTCTGTAACACTAGAAGATAATCCTCTAATGGACGTTTCATATAGTTTCCACGAATCCCATACTACTTGTAATGGTGCTTGGCCCCAGCCTTGTTGTTGTTGGCGTTGTCGCCAGGGTAGGTATAGTCCATCAAAGCGGCTAACTCTAGTGTGATGGATACGCATATTTGTTACAGGGCTTTTCTGGTTCTCGTCTAATTTTTGATTAGTAGTAATTCTGTACATCTCGGGTTTGGAGTAGTCCATAACGGACACGTCCATGGGAAATATTTCGTGGCGTGATAACGCACACAGCCCACGAATACCACGAATGCGGTCGTAGTTTACAGGTGTTTCCGGGTCTTCGTTGCCATCATCAACTAGAGCGACAATGACCGATCCGCCGTAGAGGCGTTGAAGGCGGACAGCTTCGGCATACACCCGGTGGAATTTTAATTGTTTAAGGTAGGCTTCAAAGTCTGTGATCTGGTCAATCTCTTGGGAAGCTTTCCGGCCTCCTAGTTTAATTGTGACACGATGTTTGAGAACTTCATCGGCAATAGAATCGACAAAACGCCGGGGTAGTCCTACGGAGTAAAGAGCTTCGAGTTCTGGGTGGGAAAGTAAATAGCTAGCCCGTATGCCTGTTGATTGGGTTCTGTCTTTACCTGCTATTCCCATGCCTGTAAAGGCATTGACTAAAGCTCCATCTGTACGCATGCCATCAGCATCGCTATGATTGCCGATAGCGACGGAATTATCGGGAGCTTCGGGAGATACTGATTTCAAGCGCGGTCCTGCCTGCTTTCAGTGTAGCGACGGCCTCGGGGGGCGACAAGAGATGAGGGTCTTTTCATAGAGATGGAGGTTTTTTAATAGAGATGAGGGGTGGTTTTTCATAGAGATGGAGCTTTTTTCATAGAGTCCAGGGGTTTTTAAGAGAGTTGGGGGTATTTTCATAGAGTCCAGGGTTTTTTAAGAAATCCAGCAATATATGTACATTTTTCGCGTAGCACGCGCTCAGGCCGCCTTGAGGAAGCCCAGGAGATCGACGGATCCGGGGGCCGCCATGGCTGCCAGAGCCACACCCATCACCGTGTCATCGTGGGCCGACCCCCCTGCCCCCCGCTTTCCGTGGTCATCCCGGCGGAATGCTCGATGCTCAGCAGCAATGATCCCATCAGGGAATATTAGGTCATCATCCTCCATCATAAAGAGAGTTCTGTCGGTTATTGCGTTTTTGATGGGATCAGACATATAGACTAGCTCTATTTCAGTCCCCATGGATTGCAGTGCGAGCGCCTCCGCTATGACAATGCCCATGGAGTTCTTCTCTACTATGATTTTAGAAGGTAGAAAATTCTCTATCAACTCTTTTACTTTGGCTAAGCTGTACGGGGAGGATTTGTAGTGTTCCCGATACATGGCTGCCACGCGACGTGGTTTAGAGGTTACATCAAGCACTACAGCGGTGAAGTAATCATTACCTCCTCCGTTGGGATCCACCCCCATGGAGTAGATGCGGTTTGCCATACCGCATTCATCGAAGGAACCTTTAGCACATTTTTTGACTAACAGGCTGTCATATATGGCAGATGCGGTAGCACCGAATTTAAGCTCAAATTCCGCCGCCCATTGGTTTAGTGTTAACTTCTCTTGTTTTCTATAAGTTTCCGGCCAGGTAGGGTCTGCACCATACTGTGGGTGCATTGAGTAATGAAGCGCTACCCGTGCCCATCCGTCCGCTTCCCCGGCTTTGTCTAGAAGGGTCTGAAGACCTATTAGATCACGACGTTCTACATAGTCATACCAGTCGGAGGGAAGGCCTGTTGTCCACATTTCGCCGAACCAGTCTGACTCCATGTCTGGAGTAGAGACTATGATCACTTTCCCGGCTTTGCCCAGCTTCATTAGTGAAGGGCTGGCTCCTTGATATAGATCTTTTACTCCGTCGATAAAGGCGGCTTCATCGAGGAAGAGCACAGAGCAGGCTGGGATACCACGGACGCCCCGGCCTGTAGGAGCTAGGAAATGTAGAGTGCCTCGCCCTTTCCAGGATAGCCGCTTAGTGCTATCCGATAGCCATGTTAGTGACTCACCCTGGAGGGATTCCGCCATGAAGCGGACCCGTATAGCTAGCTCCTCGGAGTCCTTGCCTGTTTTGGAGACAATTACGGCAGTAAAACCGGGTTCTGTTAATGCTCTGTTCAGTAGATAATTACAGATAACTTCAGATATGCCGATCTGCCTAGATTTGAGGACTTGAATCCGGCGAGAATTGTGGAGTATGCGTACAAATTCTTTCTGGAACTCATACGGTGCGAAGGGTTCAATCTTGGCACCGTCGTCGTCACCAGTCTTGATCCAGGTAAGCGGAGCGAACTCCTCCCAGTTCTTTACAGGAGGTAACGAAGTTAGTAGCTTCGCGCTGGCGTGATTAGCTGCTGCAGCTTCGCGCTGAGCGACCTTCTTCTCCAGTTGAGCCAGACGAGATTTGAGGGACGCTCCGGTTCTCACTCGGCCTCGGGGGGCGTAGCTTCCTCGACGGTTGCCGATTCAAGATCAAGGAACGCCTGGCCTGTAACACCTGTGGTGGCGCTAGTGAGACGTTCGATGCGCTCTTCGAGTTTTTTGATTATGGCTTCCGTCTCTCGCTGTTCTCTGTACACATTAGCAGACGCCATTATGGTCGATGCAGCTCTGATTCTATCGGCTTTTAGCGCTGTGTTATCATTCATAATCGTCTTGAG